GTGGTGTACCGCTAGAACGTTCGAAATGTCCTACCCATGTGTCAGTGTGATATACATGTAACTTTGTATCAGGTCCAGCTGTGCCTATGCCTACATATCCCGGTCTGGAGCCGTCATTATAAGCTTTAACGGTTATAGCATTTCGAGCTACATTAAATTCTCCACCTCTATATTGATAGTAAACGTTAGAAGAAGTTTCTGAAGCATCACTATAATAATTAACTTCGTTGTTATGTTGAAATTTAGTTCTTTTAGTACCACCGTGTCCTATAGATGATGTGACCAACACTTCAAAGCTACTTCCATTATAAGTTAAATTAGCATTACTTGTTATTGAGTTAGTTCCATCACCATAAGGAATTCGATTTGCTGTGGCTGTACCAACAATGGTTCCTGTTGCTGTAGATGCTAGGGTTAAATCAAAATCTGTCCCATCATCATCAGTAAAGTATAATTTGTTGGGAGCTGAACCTGAAACCCATACAAATCCATATCCTGCGGCAGCTGTGGGTTTACTTCCTGTCTCTCCTATTGTAATTGTAGCTCGTTGTGGGGTCGAACCGTAGACATTGTTAACCATTACTCCCAATGCTTGTAATCCAGCCGCAGAACCACCACTTGTTAACATCTGGAAATAAGTAGTACCTCCTCTTGTTAATTTAATTTTATCTGTGTTTCCAAAAAAGATATCTCCACCTTGAACTGTTATATCTCCTGTTGTGTGAATAGACGTATCAGGTGAAGTTGTGCCTATACCTATATTAGCTGGTGAGCCCACAATGTTTAAATTATTATTATGTAAAGAAGAATTAGGTCCTAAAGATAGTGCAGTATTTTCTGCAACAATGTATTTACTAGTGTCATCATCTGCTAAATTAATACTTGCTCTATTATTAGTAGCCCTAAATCTAGCTACAATATCTGAACCAGTGCCTGAATTGACATCTAATTTTCTAATAGGTGTAGTTTCACCTATACCTACATTACCTCCAGAAAGAATGGTTAGACGTTCTGTTCCTGTAGTAGAACTTCCGTTGGTGTAAAAATGCATAGAGTCATCAGTACCATTTAACATTTTTATTTCAGCGCCACTGTTACCTAGTAAAAGTGTTCGATTAGCTGAGTTTAACTTCCCTGTACTACCTGTGTAAGCTAATACAACGTTACCTGCTCCTAAGAATATCTTAGCTTCAGCATTAGATGGTACAATGTCTAATCTATTATTATTAGTAAAGGTAAAATTAGCACTACCTTCTATAGAATTAGCTGTAGAAGCTCCAAAAGCTATTTGGTCGTTTGTTATAGAACCACCGATAGTTCCACCAGCTGGTACTGCTTGCCAACTAGATGTTCCATCACCGTCTTCTCTTAGGAATTTAGTACCACCACCTTCTCCTGTAGATTTAATAGCTGCACCTTCATAATTTGTTGCATCTGTTAAGTTAAATGCAGGAGTAGCGTCTGTAGCTCCTAATGCTAAAGATACACCTCCATAAGATACTGTCGGATTAGCTAATGAAGAATTAGGTACATTTGAGAGACCTAATTGAATCGTACCAGCACTTGTAATAGGAGAACCTGAATCAACATCAATCCCATCATTTCCACCTATGGCTACACTAGTAACTGTACCATTTCCGGACACATCGGCCCATGACATAACTCCTCCTCCTGTTGAAACTAAAGCAAAACCATTTGTAGTAGGATAGGCGTCAGGTAATGTATATATTTGCCCTATACCGGATACTGTATCAGGAGCTTTAATTCTGATTAGTTCATTACCATTTTTTTCATAAAAATCTACTCGACCTGCGTGTGTAGTAGACTTCAAAGAAATACTAGCCCCTGCTCCGAAAATATTAGCTGTTGCTCCTGTAACTGTAGTTGAATCACTTAGAGTAGCAATGTATCTACTATTAGGAGCATCCCACGTTAGGGATGTAATATAACTATTACCTCCAGAAAATGCTGCCCAAGACATTTGACCTGCATCAGTAGATACTAAAGCATAGCCACTAGTGCCCGGATATTCTTCTGGTAATATATAATCTTGCGACTCTGAGAATGATGTAGGGGCACGTAATGAGACGGTATTTCCACCTCCTGCTTCCCTAAAATTTATTTTTCCTGAATTTGTACCGCTAAGTATTAATTCTTCTCCAAATGTTTGAGCACTAGTACCATTAACAGTACCTCCTCCACTATTTGTAGCTACATAACGATAATTTGCATTGTCCCAAGTTAAAGCTGTAATACCACCACCAGAAGCTTCCGATTCTATTTTGCGGTTATTAGCATTCATTGCTAAACTTTTCAATAATCTATTGTATTGGGACATATAAACCTAATTAAAATTGTGAGGGGATTTGCTAATGCAGGTTCCCCTCGGACCTTATCGGTTATAATTAATCAATTAACTTTAAGCGATTACGATTTGACCAGCTTCTGGGCGTACGACTTTTAAACCGTATCTCATAGACATGTAAGAACCAACAATTCCGAATCCCGGATTTGCTTCTTCTACAGTCAATGGTCTTCTCTCTACGTAAGCCATTGGCTTAACGGAAAGGTCAAAGATACCCAAACGTCCACTTGGAACCCATGCGTTTACAACAACAGCTAAACCGTAGAGAGACCCTACAAGTCCGCCTGTTGAAAGCATAGAACTAAATGGATTATCACCAGTTGTTGGCATAACATTTCCACCTGCTGCGGCTGCTGCACTATGTTGTGCTGTAGTAAAAGCAGTTGCGAAATCAGCCATCTTCAATAGATTCTCGTATTGTCCCGGATTCATGAATATATGCGTAGCATTGTATCCATGTTTGGACATACGTGAAATCGAAGAAGCGATATCACTTAATGTTAAACCATCGGTCGTTGCAGAGGTTGCAGCGGTATAAGAGTTTGCAGCTTGAAGAACAGCTAATGTTTGATTAGCGTATTGGTCCAAGCGTCCATCGAATGTTGCTGCGGTTCCTAAGAACGCGCCATTAGGTGCTTTTGTGAAATCAGAAAGATTTGATTCGAGAGAAGCTGCTCCAGCTGCTAAAATATTAGTGAAACCTGCTCCTACATCGACACCAGTTCCTAATTCTGCGGAACCGACACCGAAAACGACGTTTGTAACGTGTTGCGTCATGTGTCTATCGACTGCACGACGTGCTTCGTTCAAAGCCATCTCTACTTCATTGAATCTTGAATCTTCAATCATTCTTCGGGTTACACCAAGTGCTATACCCCACTCCTTAACTGCTACTCGCTCTGAGCGTAGTTTAGTGTGTTGGTATTGCGGGGTGGTACCCTCTTCTAGTTGTTCTAGCTTCATGCTAGGTTTGCCGAAAGTAATATCAATATTACCGCCTGTGTCGGTGCTCATTGGGTCTGCAAAGAAAGCCATTACTGGAAGGTCTGCGACCTTGTAATCAATAATTGCGTCTTTGTAGTCAATAAGTACTCTTTCACCTGTTCCGCCAGTGTTGGCGTATGAACCTGTGTTAAGGCTTGTCAATAGACCGGGAGTTGCGTCGACCATAATTTATCTCCTTAGAGCGTCTGACACTTTGTCAGTCCTGCTCCACCGTTTGTTTCCAATGTAACACATTGGGCTTTAGGTGCTGCTGCTGCGTTAGTTGCGGTAACTAGTTGACCGGGCGTTGCTGCTCCCATCATCATGATAATACCTGTTACTACATTCGCACAGTTGATGTTTAATACTACACCGACTCCAGTAATTAGAGATACTACATCTCCAGCTGCTGCGTCGACTAGTGCTACGCCTGCGTATGCAAATTTTGCTGCTGCGTCACCTGTGTCTGCTAATTGCAATTTACCATTGGCATCAATAGTACATGCACTTCCGGCAGTGATAGTTTCTGCTGCCAAGTATGGTAGAATACGAGCTGGTGCTCCACCATCGTTAATTAATATTTCTGTTGCCATATTTATTCACCTCTTTTGTAGAAAGCTGGGTTCAAACGAATTTGTCCATCTTCTACACTCATTCCGAATTCTCTCTTGGTTTCTGGAACTTCACCCTCGTCGGCTGTTTTTCCTTTTCCGAAAGTTCTTTCGGTATCGTTGCTTGGCTCTGGCATTGCTGCTAAAGCTTCGCTAAATCCAGTCAATCTGGATTCGTCCCATGCTGAAAGTTCATCTGCGCGTACATCTTTCTTATCTTCTTCGATAGAACCGAAAATGATTTCTCTAGATATAATTGCTTCTACTGCTTTTAGCTTTCTAGCTGCTGCTTCTTCTTCGGTTCTCTTAGCGTCTGCTTCTTTAAAGGTCTCAATTGACTTGAGTGCCTCTTCGTAGCTTGCTTTGATTTCCTTATTTGATGCAGTAACTTCTTCTAGCTGTGAGCGTAGGGAAGCGAACTCGCGTTCGACAATGCTTTCTGCGTCGGACTTTACAGTTTCTTTTATCTCTTCTGACATATTTTCCTCTGTGTGTTCTGACTCGCATCCACATGAATCTTCGTGGCCACCACAACCACAGTCGTGGTCGTCCTCAGGTTCGTGTGAATCACATTTCGTTTCTATAGTACATTCTTTACAGACTGGGTCCATTTTTTCATTGTCAATGAAACTTACCTCTGTAGGACGGATATTCGTGGCATAATTGTCACCCATGACATCAACATCGTTTGAAAACCAATCAATGCTGACGTGTGTCATGTCTCCTTCCTTTACTTTTTCCATTACTTCATGACCGCGGCCATATTTGTTAGATACTGTTGCCAGCATCTTTACAGCGGTCTTTCCATTGTCCATCTCGATTAGCTCTGGATTAGCAGCCATGCCGATTAAGTCCTCGGCCGTTCTTTGATGGTCTACATAAATCGGGAGTTCTGAAAATTTACCTAAGCTTTCTTTCAACATACCTCCTTCAATATAAACTTGTTGTTTTTCTCCGTCTTCTTCATATTCATGAAGTCCGGATGTAATAGCGATAACTGGGAATGATACAGAGTCAATTCCCTCTTCGCTGGTAATATTAATGTCTGCGCCTTCAGCAACTGAGAGTGCAAACGACCTACGAACTGGTTCGGCCAGTATGCCATTGACTGCAAATTCCCGTTCTACGCCATTTTCGCTAGCCCACATGTTACACATGCCTGCTGCGACCTCTTCGGAGTTATCAAAACCCCTTTTCTTCAGAGTAGCTTTAGTAGCTATCATACATTTTTCGTATGTCATTTTCTATCTCCTGTTGCGTTTGCGGAGGGTTTATTACCCCTGTTTTGTGCTCTAGCGGATTCCTCTTTCTTATCTTGATTCTTTCCACCAGAGATGTTCGCATTCTTATCACTCTGTTCTTTTTCGATAGGTGATGCCTTTATATCTTCAGAAGTTTCCATATCTAATTCTGCAACTCCTTCAGGGTCAAGACCTCTTTCCTCTCTAACTTCACCGGGTGACAATACTCCTTCTGATAAATAAATCATATCAGTCTTGGCTTTAGTGAATGCGTCTTCAACATTAATTTGCCTAAACTTAAACTTTGCGTCGCCCTTTTCTAATTGTGGCATAAGCTGGGAATTAAGTGCTCCCTCTACCATAGTTTGTAAATATCTTACATATGGTTCAAATATTGGACGGGCCTTTTCTGGGTCTGTCCACATAGTTCGTGGTGTTTTAAGTGCTACATGTATCTTATCTAATATATCATCAGTATATTTACCATACTCAAATGCACGTTGTGTACCTTGTAGTTCTTTTATTTGTATATCGTTTCCGTGAATTATATCTTCGCCGGGTG